CCACGAAAACGAACGCGCGCCGTAAGCACCGCAAGGCGGTGCCATTATGCGCCCAGCAGGCCGACGCCTACGCCCGGGAGGTTGTGGACGGTGCCATCGTCGCCAACGTTCGGGTGCGCGCGGCGTGCGCGCGTTACATCGCGCACCGTGCTGACCCCGACGGCAACGGGGTGTGGTGGGACGAAGACGCAGCCGAGGCTGCGCGCGCGTTCGCGCTGAAGTGCGGGCAGGGTGCCGAAGCAGGGGCAGGGCAACCGCTGGTGTGGTTGCCGTTTCAGTGCATGATTGCCATGTTGATGGTGGCAATGCGTCGCGTCGTTGATGGCCGACGTACCGACACGCCCGCCGTCAAGGTGCTGCTGACGACGATGGCACGCGGCAACGGCAAAACCGAGTTCGCTGCAAGCCTGATTGCGGCGGCGATGCGCGACCCCACCGGGCGGTTGGAGTTCGCTAGCGTCGCGCCGGACGGTCGCCTTGCACAGAAGACCTTTGAACGCCTGGCCGTGATGGCGCAGACGCTGGGTGGGGCGGAAGCGGAATGGACCGCGACAGGCGGAAGCAGCCCGGCACACCCGGGCAAGGTGCGGCACGGCGGGCACCGCTACACCAGCCTGCCATGCACGGACAAGGCACTGGACGGCCTGACGGTGCGGCTAGTGGTGGCCGACGAAGTCGCACGCATGGAACGCGCGTTCGGTCGCCTGCTGACGGGGCTTGCCAAGTTCGCCACCAGCCAGGCGTTGCTAATCACGACGCCCGACCCCGAGCAGCGGACGCGCCCCATCGCGGGGTATTTAGACGCCTGCGAACGCGCGCTGGACAGCGGCGAAACCTTCCCGGCGGGCTGGTGGGCACTGTTGTACGGGCTGGACCGCGACGACCAGGCAGCGGATCCATCCACCTGGCAGAAAGCGCACCCCGCGCTGGGGGTGCTAATCGACCGCAGCCAGTTGGAATTGGCCGCGCGGACCATGCTGGAAAGCGGCGACCCAGCGCAGATTGCCGAGTTTGAAACGCAACTAGCGTGCCGCTACCACGAAGTAGCGACCACCGACATCGACCTATCTGTCCTGGACAGGCAGATGGTGAACACCGAGTGGGACAGGCTGCGCGGCGCGCCTGCCGTCATCGGGCTAGACCTTTCGCGCGGTGGCTACGGGGCGCAGCTGGATTTCACTGCGCTATGCATCATGGTGGTGGACGGGAACGTCATCCGCGCGCGCAATATCTGCTGGTGGGCGGGCATGGACATGGCCCTGGACGAACGCCGGAGCAAATGTCCCATCGGCGCATGGGTGGAGCAGGGCTACTTGCGCAAGATGCCAGGCGAATGGCACTGCATGGAAACCATCGGCGCAGCCATCGAAGACGCCATGAAGACGTACGACGTGCGAAAGATTGGCGTGGACCCGCACCCAGCGCAGGCGAAAGACATCCGCAAGTGGCAGGACCGTGGCTGGCCCGTGATGCCCATCGACCAATCCATCCGCACGATGGCACCCGCCTGGAACCTGTGGGGCACGCTGCTGAAGTCGAAACAACTGTTCTATCAACCGGACCCAGTGCTGCGTTCCGCGCTAAATGCGGTGCGTCTAATCCGCGACAACGTGGGGAACACGCGCCCCGTGAAGGGGCGCAGCGCAGGCAACACGGACGCGGTGGTCGCTGGCAACATGGCTGCATTCCTGATGGAGAACCACCAGGTGCGCGAAGCCACCGGGCTGGTGCGTAGCAGGTGTCCCATCGGATAGTGCAAGTACGGAATAAACGCTTGACGATGCGGGGCAAAGTTGTTCCATGCCGCCCGTGGGATTCCTTTCGCGCATCTTCGGCTACTCCAACGCGGTGGTGGTCTACAACGCCCCACCGGCGTCGGCACCCGTCGCCATCACGCAGATTCCTGCGGTGGTGCGTGCCATCCAGCTGATTTCCGCCGACATCGCGCGCCTGCCGATCAGCATCGAACGCGAAGACGGCACGCTGGTGGATTCGCCTGTGGCGTCGCTGCTGAACCGGGAAGCCAGCCGCTGGCAGTCTTCATTCGAGTTCCGACGTTACCTCACGTCCTGCGCCCTGAATGACGGAAACGGAATCGCCGTCATCCGCCGCGACAACAACGGGATGGTGGTCGAACTGCAGCCCGTGCCCATCGGTTCCGTAGTTGCGGAACTGACCGAGGAGGGCGTGCAGTACCGGATCAACAATGTCGTGCTGACGCAGGACCAGGTGCTGCACCTGGGCGCGTTCCCCGACCCGATGAACCCTGCGTGGTTCGTGTCGCCTATGGACGCGTCGGGATTTGCCATGCGCTTGGCAGCAGACCAGGAATCAGCGCACAGTGCGCTGATTAAGACTGGCAGTATGGGCAAGGTTGCAATCCGGCACCAGGGGGCGCTGTCGGACGAATCCGTGGAAGCCATTCGTAACGCCTGGCAGACCATGCACGCCACTGCAGACGGTGCCAGCCGCCCGCTGATCCTGCGGGAAGGCATGACTGCGGAACGCATTAGCCAGGAAACCAGCACCAGCAGCATCGACTCCCGGCGTTTCAGCGTGCAGGAAATCGGGCGCGCGTTCGGCGTGCCGCCCGAAATGCTGTTCCAGCAGGGCGGCGGCGCGCTGTCCAGCCAGGCGGAAACCGCGCGCGCCTACGCCGACGGCGCAATCAGCGCGTGGGCAACGGCGTGGGAAGCGGAACTGACGCGCAAACTGTGCGCGCCTGGCGAGTACGCAGTCATTGATTCGCGCCCAATCACGCGCGGCAGCTTAAAGGATCATGGCACGGCATGGAGCAAGTTGGTACTGGCTGGCATCGCCAGCCCGAACGACGCGCGCCTGGCAATCGGCCTGCCGCCGCTGGTGGGTTACGACACGCCGACGGTGTCCATGCCTGGCGGCGCATCCGCTGCTGCGTTCGCACCGGAAACGGAGGGCACGGGAAATGATTGAGACCCGCACCGGGACGCTGCGCGCTGACGCTGGCAAGTTGGGCGGCTATGCCGCCATCTACAACGCGCCGAGCAAGCCGCTGACCATTCGCGGCCTGAACGGCGGCAAGCCGTTCGTAGAACGCATCGCGCCCGGCGCATTCGATGGCATCGAAGGTCGCAACGTGTCGCTGCTCGTTGGACACGACCGCAGCCAGCTGCTGGCGAACAGTGCTTCCGGCCTGCTGTCGCTGCGTTCCGATGGCACTGGCCTGGCTTACGAAGTGACCCTGCCGGACACCCAGCGCGCCCGCGACGTGCGCGCGATGGTTGAAGCGGGCGTTATGACGGAGATGTCTTTCGGTTTCTACGTCAAGTCTGACACCTGGAACGGATCGGAACGGACCCTGCAGTCTGTCGATCTGCGCGAAATTTCGATCATTGAAGCGGACGGCGCTGCTTACTCGCAGACAAGTGCCGAAGCGCGAACCAACAGCAGCGGCGTTGCCCGTCTGCGTCTGCGATTGAGGAGCATCTAATGAAGATTGCCGAAATGCATGAGAAGCGCAAGGCACTGACTGCCGAACGCGACACGATTCTGACCGCGTCGGAAATGACTGTTGAGCAGGAAGCGCGCGGCCACGAAGTCGCCAACGAACTGCAGAAGCTGGACGGCGAAATCCGCGCCGCGCAGATGCGCGAACGTTTCGCGTCGTACAGCGCGATGGAAAAGGCTGTCGAAGACGGCAACAAGCGCAACACCGATTGGACCGCTACCACCGAGTACCGGGACCAGTGGCTGGGATGGTGCCGTGGTGGCCGTGCGCCGGAAACCCGCGCCATCGACACCGCTGCATCCAGCGGCGTGCTGGTGCCCAAGGTCTACGAAGCAGGCATCCTTAAGTACGTGGAACGGAACACCGTGGTGCGGAACCTGGCTGACCTCCGTACGGGCGTCAAGGGCAGCGTGACCATCCGCGTCAACACCCTTGAAACCGACGCGGCTACGTCGTCATTTTGGACGACGGAAGCGGCCAAGGCGGCGACCGACGTTGACGGCGCGTGGGCTGAAGTCAACATGAACCCCGTCGGCGGTCTGCCCAAGTCGGAACTGACGCAGTGGGTTGCGCGGCAGTCGGATTTCGACATCGAAACCGAGATCATGGACAACCTGCAGCGGCAGATCGCCCGTGGTCTCGAATCCGGCTACACCATCGGCACCGGAACCAACCAGCCCACTGGCCTGTTTAACAACCTCCCGGCCTACAAGGGCCTGACCTCCAACTACACCGCTGCGCACGCCAGCGGCGCAGGCTGGGACGCGGCATTCACCCTTGCACGTCTGACCGAACTCCGCTACAAGACGCTGCCCGCCGAGTATTGGTCGTCGGCTGCGTGGATCATGTCGCAGGATGCGTACTACACCATTGCGCAGTTGGTCGCTGCGTCCGGTTCCAACGTGCCGATTTTCGTGCCGTCGTCCGACGCGGGCATCACCACCGCGGCGTCGTTCACGCTGATGGGTCGCCCGGTGTACATCGCACCGTACGCCCCGGGCCGTCAGACCTCAGCCGTCACGAACAGCATCCCGCTGATGTTCGCAAACGTGTCCGAGGCGTTCGCCATTCGTGAGTGGGGCGGTGTGAACATGTTCCGCGATGATGTCACCACGCCCGGCCTGGTCAAGTTCCAGGGCATGGTGTTCGCCAACAGCAAGGTGGTCCGGCCCAAGGCCGTCGCTGCCCTGCGCATCACCCTTACCTGATAGATCCTTTCATCCGGCAGGGGTGGGTGGGGAAACCCACCCACCCCGCGCTGTGAGGATTCCGATGCCCATCGACTATGCCAAGGTGCGGAACTGGTCCCGGAAGGGCCACACGGAAGACGACCCCGCGCTGGCTATGGCGTGGGAAGCGGCAAAGGCCGAACTGGAAACGCGGACCGGGTGGTGCGTGGATCCGGTCACGCGCTACCAGTACGTGCCTGCTGCGCCGAATAATGATCAGCGTCTAGTGCGCATGGAACGCCAGCCGACTACCGAAGTCAAGTGGACCAAGGGTGGTATCCCAAACATCTTGACTTTGTTCCGGGTGGACAACATCGTCTACGCGCAGATGCCGCTGGATATGACGTACCCGGTCACGTTGGAATATGTTGCCGGAACTAAAACGCTGGATCCGCTGCTGGAAATGGCACTGCTGCAGCGCACGATCCAGCTGGAAGCAAGCCGA